AGCTATTCAGCCCGGATATAAGGATTCCAGAAAAAACTAATCAAGGACATCCACCTTCAAGCCCGGGCATATATCTATGCCCACGGGGGGTGTCCTGATAATGTACCGCTGGATGATATGGTCAACATAGAGATTATGTTGTCCGATGGGATGATAGGCAATAAAGCTGTTTTGTTGGCTTTAAGCTCCTTGACCACCGGCAATTTAAACTCGAAAATAGTGAAGACGGCAAAGCCATTTGAAATGAAAGATGTCTTGCCTTCTACGCATGAATATATTGTCCCGCCTCCTACTGAGGAAGAGATGAAAGCAGAAGTGAACAACAAGCTTTCAGCCTTTATTAGCATGATGCCGGGTTCGGAGGCATTCTTGAAAGTGTGAAATGGCCTATACCCCTGAAAAGCTGACCTTTGAACTGGAAGGGTTTGATGAGTTTGAACAGCAGTTAAAAGCAATTGCTGAAGGCTTTCGGGGTGATTTAGTAGCTAGAAACACATTGGTTCCATCAGCCAAAATAGCTATGGAATCTGTTTTTAATACTGCTCAAACCAGAGCGCCTGTAGGCGACAAGCCTAGAGATGCAAACAATCCTTTTCACATGCGAGATACCATTAGGTTGGATGCTCGTATTCCTAGTGAAAAAGATAGACGAAGCGAATATGTCAATGAAACAGATGCAGCCATTGCTGTTGTTTCTGTAAAGAAAAGTGCTGTTTCTTTAGCTCAAGAATTTGGTACATCTAAAATTTCAGCGCATCCTTTTTTGCGTCCAGCATTACAAGAAAACGCCGGAGCAGTACTCAATGTTCTAAAATCTCAATTGGCTTCTCGCATCCCTGATTACGCTGCAAAGCTGGCTAGAAAGAGGAAATAATGGCTTCACAAAATATTGCCCGATTAGGCGTTGTTCTTGGACTTGACACGGCTGAATTTACCGCTCAAGTTGACAAAGCTATTTCCGAAAATAGAAAGCTAAAAGACGCAATTAAGAGAGATTCACAGGCCGCTTTAAAAGAATCTGCCGCGCTAAAGCTTGCTGCTGAAGACTACGGGAAAACCCTTACAAAGGTTCAGTTAATTGAGCGTGAAATAAGTTCCGGTCGCTTTATGAATGCGACTAAGGAAATGAAGCAGCAATTGCTTGAAAGGGCCGCTGCTTATGACAAGGTTGCAGCCGCTACAAAGAATGCTACTGCTGCTCAATTTAAGATGAATGAGCAACAGAAAATTCAGTTGACCTATCAAACCACTGACTTGTTTACTCAGCTTGCTTCAGGCCAAAACCCATTGATTGCTGTTATTCAACAGGGTGGTCAATTGAAGGATGTGATGGGTGGTGTTGGTAATGCTCTAAAAGCTATTGGCTCTTTGTTTACTTTAACAAGAGTTATTGCTGGTGGTTTTGCTGGCGCTCTTGGCGCTGTTGCTTATGCTGCTTATTCTGGTCGAGATGAGTTTGATAAGTTAAAAGACACATTAACTTTGACTGGCAACTTTGCTGGTATTACAACAGAAAAGTTTTATAAGTTATCTGATGAATTAAGCAATAGGACACATGCCTCACTTGGCATGACTAAAGACGCATTGAATGCGGTGGTGGCTTCCGGTAAATTCACAGAAACTTCTATTAGTGCCGTAACGCAATCAATCATTACCTATGCTCAGATTGCTGGCGTAGACGCTAAAACCGCTGCTGACAAGCTTATGACAGGCTTGGATGGAACTGCTTCAGGCGCTCGTTCCTTGAATAAGGAAATGAACTTTCTGACTCTTGAGCAATACAAACAAATTGAAGCGTTTGAGAAAGCTGGTAAAAAACAAGAGGCAGCAAAGGTTGCTTCTATTGCATTAAACACTCAATTGGCTGCACAACGCCGTGAGCTTGGTACATTGGAAAAAGCTTGGGAAAGTTTGACTAACAGCTTAAGTGGCTTCTGGAATATGTTGAAAGACATTGGCAAGCCAGAAACCACTGACCAAGTTATCGCCCAACTTGATAGGCAAATTAAAACTGTTCAAGACGCTCTTGGAAAAAATACAGGTGGAAGCAAATTTGAGCAAGAGCAAAAGAAACAGCTTCAATCTTTAAAAGACCAAAGAGAAGCTTTACTTGAGACTGAGCGTTTGAAGGCTCGTTCTGCTGCTGCTCGTGATGTTGGTGATAGTAAAGCAAAGATTGAAGATTACGCTGAAAACAATGGAACTCGTATTCAAAAGGCTAGTGAATTAGCAAAAGCCAAAGCTGCTGCTGAATATGCAATTTCAGTGAGAAGCGCTAACGAAATTGAAAAAGCTAATCTTGAAATCAGTAAGAAAGCCGATGAAGCTTATGCTGAAATGAAAGAAAAAAATCAACAAGAGTTTGGGAAATTTGCCGTACAGAACCAACAAATTTATGAGCAAAAAATTATTGCAATTGCACAAGAAGGCGCTGCAAAAATTACCGCTATTAAATCTAAAGCTAGAGCCGCTGAAATTGCTGAACAAAATGCTGAAGAGCAAAGACTGAAAGACATGGAAAATCAGTTTGCTCAAATGAAAGCGACTGCTGAATTTAATGCGAAAGAAAAAACAAATGCTTTAGAGCAAGATAAAGAATCTTTAGAACTAAGAAACAGAATGTTGTATGCTTCAGAAAAAGAAATACAACTTGCAGAAATTGCTTTGAAATATAAAAGAGAAAAAGATAAAGCTGGCGGCAATGAAGTTATTCTTGACAATCTGAGGCAACAACAAAAATTAGAAGAATTTAATGTTGAAATACAAGATTCAATGAAAAAGACTGCACAGGTTTTTGATAGCGTATGGGGGAATATGGGTTCCGCTATTGATAGATTTGTCAAGACAGGTAAGCTTTCAATGAAAGATTTTGCCCGTAGCGTTATTCAAGATTTGATTGCCATTCAAATGAAGGCCGCAGCATTGTCTTTCCTTCGTATGTTTATGAATCTTGGTGTTCCTAGTAATGCTAATACAACCATACCAATGCAACCCGGTGGAGGTTATGCGGATGGTGGTGAACCTCCAGTTGGCAAAGTAAGCGTAGTTGGTGAGCGTGGTCCAGAATTGTTTATTCCAAAAACAGCAGGAACTATTATCCCAAATCACGCTTTGTCAAATATGGGCAGCACTACAAATGTCACCAACAATTACATCAACGCAATTGATACCAAATCATTTGAGGACCGTCTACTTGGCAGTTCTAATGCAATTTGGGCTGCAAATCAATATGCTGGTAAATCATTAGCAGTTAACAGGGGCCGAGCATGAGCTTCCAAACCATCTTTGAAATTCAGCAATCCATGACGGTTAACAACCGCCGTACTATTGGTCAACAGGTAGCTAGGTCTGGTTACATCACTGTGGCTCAATATCTGACGGCTGTGCCTTGGGTATTTACTGTTCAGCCGCATGAATATTTGTATTACCCACAAGTCCGTGATGTCATTCAAAGTATTGACAACAAAGATAGGCAGTTGCCAGAGACTATTATTTTTAATAGTGCTAATCTTTCTTGGTTTACTAAAATGCAAGGAACTGCAACGGCAGCTACTTTGAACGGCACACCGACACCTAATACACAAACTTTAAATTTAAATTCCAATGGAACATTTAAAGCTGGTGACTTTATTATGATTGCCGGGTATACCTATAAGATAACCGCAGACTCTGCTGGTTCTGTAGTTACTATTCACAGACCTTTGATTGGTACGCCAGCATCTGGTTTAATTGTCTATATGGGCAATTCTTGTTCGTTTACTGTTGTTGCAGAATCCTGCCCAACATATACACTTAACCCCATGACTGATGGGGCGTATGTTCAATGGGATGCGCCATTTGTTTTTAGGGAATACATAACATGACAACTATTTATGCGGTTAACGGCCCACAAATTATCCATGCAGAATTTGTCAGGCTCACTGTTGGCACTGCTGAAGATGTTTATACATTTTGCAATGCTGGCGCACCTGTCACTGTTGATGGGATTACTTTTTCTAATCTTGGTGCTTTGCTCAATGTTGGTGATGTCCAGCGTGACATCAAGGCTACTTCAGATGACATGACAATTTCTTTGACAGGTATTGACCCAGTTAATATTGGCATCATTCTTGGTAATGAAATTAAAGGCTCTTTGGTAGAAGTTTGGCGTGGCTTCTTAGACTCAAACAATCAAATCCTGACAAGCCCAACAACTCAATTCTTTAAACGCTATCAAGGTATTATCAGTGGCGTTTCTATTTCTGAAGACTTCAATACTCAGCTTAGAACAAGGGTAGCAACTTGTAATATTGCTTGCTCTTCTATGCGCCGAATCTTAGAGAATAGATTGTCTGGCATGAAGACAAATAAAAGTAATTGGCAATTTACTTACCCTGCTGACACATCAATGAATCGTGTTTCTGAAATATCAAATCAATACTTTGACTTTGGTAAGCCTCCACAAAAGCAAACCCAAGCAAGTGAAACAACTATAACAACAACAGGTGTATCAACAGAAACTAATTTTTAAAATGATAAGACTAGCGACAAGATATGACATTCCAAGATTGCTTGAGATTGTTGAAGCTTATGCTTATGAGAATCCAATCAAAATACTTGGCAAACAAGAAAACCATAATCCAGCGCATGTTGAGCAGCTATTGTTCAGCATCATGCAGGGAAAAGGGTTTATCTACATTGATAAAGATTTAAGAGGAGCCATCATTGCTGTTAAACAAAACAATGTATGGTGTCCTAAAGTTAAAGAATTACATGAGCTATTGTGGTGGGTTGAACCTGAATACCGCGATGGCACATTAGGTGGTAGATTGTGGAAAGCATTTGACCGTACAGGAACGGAAATGTTAGAGCGTGGTGATGTGAATCTGATAGTGACTTCAATATCTTCCAAAGGTCCTTGGATTGATTACACTAAAAGAAATTACGAAGCAGTAACTGCAAGTTTTGTGAAGGAATAAAAATGGTCGGAACGATGATTGTGGCTGCGGCTGCTGGCACTACAGCGGCTGGTGTTGCAGCTTCTTATGCATTAACTGCTGCGGCCTTTGCTGTTAACTTTGCGGTTTCTCAGATTATTTCTCGTACATTTGCCGACAATCCTGAAAACCAACAGGACATGGGTGTTCGTCAGCAGATTCCACCTAGTGGCGTAAATGCTTTGCCAATTGCTTATGGCGATGCTTTTATGGGCGGTACTTTTGTTGATGCTGTTTTGAGCGATGACCAGCAAACAATGTTTGATGTTTTGGCAGTCTCAAGCATTAGCCCTAATGGTCAATTTTCTTATGACTGTTCGCAAATGTATTATGGCGACCGCCTGATTACTTTTGCAGCAAGCGGTAGTGTCATTAGCGCAGTAGTATTTAACGGTGGCACAGGATACGCTGTAGGCAATGTTTTAACTGTACTTGGCGGCTTACCTACGACTGCCACGCAATTAACTGTTACAAGCGTTTCTGGTGGTGTTATCACAGGTGTTTCTGTTTCTACTGCTGGCTCGTATACATATGGCAATAATCCATTAAACTGCGCTACTGTGTCTGGCGGCTCTGGTACAGGCGCTACTTTTATTTTGCGATTCTCTGATTACGGCCCTACTGTTATTGCGTTGACAGATGATTCAGGCAATATTGATACAAAGATTGCTGACAGAGCAAGACTTCAACTTCACTTGTACACATCAAACCAAGCTGGTACTGTTACTCGTTTTAATACTGCGAGCTATCCTTGGGAGGTTATGGGGCCAAGTGAGCCATCAGGAATTCCTACAGAACTGCAATGGATTTCTGGTGCATACAATGGCGTGAATCCTAGTCGCCGTATGAACGGAACTGCCTTCTGTATTGTGCGTATTGCTTACAACCAAGATGCTGGTACAACTGGTTTGTCTCCAATCACATTCCATGTAAGCCATTATTTAAATAGCACTGGTGCGGCAAAGCCCGGTGATGTTTGGTACGACTACATTACTAACCCACTTTATGGTGGTGCTGTTGATGCTGATTTTGTTGATAGCTCAGTTGTTTCAACATTGAATGCGTACAGCGATGCGACTGTTCCATTTACCAATAGTAGTGGTGTTGCTTCAAGTCAACCACGATACCGCATTAATGGCGTATTAGATGCTGGTCAATCAGTGCTGTCTAACATTGACCGCATCATGTCTGCATGCGATTCATGGATGACATATAACGCAGCACTTGGCAAATGGTCTGTTGTTATTAATAAAGCTGAAACAACTGCATATGCTTTTGATGATGACAACATCATTGGAGACATTCGAGTAAGTGCTACAGACCTTACATCTTCAATTAATCAAGTTGAGGCAAGATTCCCATTTAAAGAGAATCGTGACCAAGCAAACTTTATTAATATTGAAACACCTACTGGGTTGTTATATCCAAATGAGCCTGTCAACAAGTATTCAATTACTTATGACTTGGTTAACGATTCCGTTCAAGCGCAATACCTTGCTAATCGTTTGCTTGAGCAATCCCGTGAAGATTTAATTGTTTCTTTCAGCACAACATATTACGGCATTCAAGTTGACGCTGGCGCTGTTGTTTCAGTAACCAATGCTGATTACGGATGGACAAATAAATTATTCCGTGTGATGAAGGTTAACGAAGCTTCATTACCAGATGGAACTCTTGGTGCTAAGTTAGAGCTTAGTGAATACAACGCTCAGATTTATGACAATGGAGATATTTTTCAGTTTGCTCCTGTTGCCAATAGCAATCTTCCAAGCGTAAGTTACTTTAGTCCACTGTCGGCTCCTACGATTACATCTAGCAATCCTTCTAGTGCTATTCCTAACTTCAATGTGCAGATTTCTATTCCTGCTGTTGGTCGAGTAACTTATAGTGAGCTTTATTACACAACTTCAGCAACACCTAGCTCCACTGATTGGACGCTGTTTGCTGTAGCGGGTCGGATTGATGGTGAGCCTGTAACACCTAGCAGTTACTACACATTCCAAAATCAAGTTTTGCCTACGGGTGCAAGCACTACTGCTACTTATTACTTTTCATATATTGTTGGTAATAATTTAGCTCGTTCAACAAAGAGTGCAACTAGCGCATCATTTACTTGGTCGCCTACGGCAAATGCTGGACCTACTGGTCCTACAGGCTCTTCTACAACTGGTCCAACTGGTCCAACTGGTACATCTGGTGCATCTGGTCCAACTGGGGCGACTGGTTCAACCGGCACTGCTGCAAACAAATACGCAACAGCTTATTTATATCAATGGTCACCTTCTATTCCGGGCAACCCATCTGGCAACTCTGTCTATACTTGGGCAACTGGCGCAAGCTCATCTTATACAGGTGGTAATGGATGGTCAACAACATTACCGTCCAATCCCGGAACACCGGGCCTTCAGCTTTGGTTTGCATCTATTCAAGTTACTGATGTTGCCTCTGCAACAACAACTATTGTTTCATGGACATCTGGTTATACAGTTTCAGCTTTTTCGCAAAATGGTGCAACTGGTCCAACAGGTAGTTCTGGCGTTCAAACAGCCACTCCTGTTGTTTATCAATGGGCTGCAACCATTCCAACAATCAGTGGAACATCTACTTACACATGGTCTTCTGGTTCATTTACGCCAGTACCATCAGGTTGGTCTACATCACCAAGCTCATCAACACCCGGTTATACATTGTGGGCAGCTAGAGTTAATTTAGTTGATTCAGCCACAGTTTCTACATCAACGATTAACTGGACAACAGCAAGCATTCTTTCAGCGGGATATGCTGGTGGCGATGGGCTTTCTTCTCGTTTGTGTTTTGCGCGAGTTCCTAATAATCCTTCTCCAGTAAGCGGAACTATTACAACTAGCGGAAGCGCATCTTATCCATCAAGCGGACAATCACTATCTACTTGGGGATTTTCTGCAACATGGGGAGCTTCTGACCCAGACCCATCTAGTACCAATTCTTTATATCAGTCAGATGGTATTTACAACCCAGCAACAAATCAAACTTCATGGGGAACGCCTTACATCAGCAGTCTGAAAGTTGGTCAACTATCTGCTGTTGCAGTTAACACTGGCTCATTAAGTGTTGATGGTACATTGACAATTGGTTCTGCTGGAAAAATCATGGGCGGTCAAACTGCCTATGCTACAGGGACTGGCTTTTTCTTAGGTTATGACAGCACCACCTATAAGTTCAGCATTGGTTCTAGTACTCAATCATTGCAATGGAATGGTTCTGCTTTAACTGTGACTGGTAACTTCTATGGCAATGGTGCAGCAGAATTTACGGGAACAAATGCTGTTGGAGTGGTTACAACAGCGTTAAAAGTAAACACAGGAAGCGCAGCAAACTTTGGTGTTTATGCGTATGGCGATGGCGCATTAGGTCGCGGTGTTGGTGGTGTTTCTGGTGGAACTGGTGGTGCTGGTGTGGCTGGTTCTGCAACTGCAAGTGGCGCAAGGGCCGGTGTACTTGCTTTGGCCTCCGGTGGCGCTACTGTCGCTCTTGAAGTCAGTGGTGGCACAATTTACAATGCTAATACTTCATTGGTTAACAATCTGAATGTTCAGTATTTGAATGGTAAAGAATCTAGTGCTTTTGTTCAAATTGCAAGTGGCACAACAAACGGCAAATATATTTACTATGTCAATAACACAGGCGCTCCAACTGACCCTGTAAATCGTGCGGCTTGGATTTTGATTTCAACAAATGATGGTGGCACAGTTTACTTGCCCGGCTATGTATAAGGAAAAATTATGAGAACAGTTAACGGACAAAATGAAGAAATCCAATCCTACGACCACAACATTGGCTACTATGTCCGTGTTTTAGTTGGCACAGGAAACATGGTTGATGGGACTTTTGTTTTTACTTTTCCACAGCAATTTCAAACTTACATCATTGCTGATGCTCCTGCCAATATTCAATCAATGACAAATATTGTCTTAAGCCCGGCAATTACAGACTATACTGATTTGATTGCTTCCACAAGCGGTGCAATTACGACAGATAGTTTGTGGACAGCCATTGACGCAATTCGGGCCAGAGGCTAGAATCTTTACACGACAATACACCATTGGCCCGTGGGAATCACGGATGTTCTAGCTGAGTACAGGGAACTGTCATGGCAATCTTTAATAAGAATACGCTTGCACAAGTCAGCGGATTCGACAACCCAATTCTTGCGGGTGAATTAGTCTGGAACCAGAAGACTTACTGGAATCTGACTTTCACTATTGGCGGCACTACAACTCCTGTTAATTTGACAGGCGCAACGATTGATGCAACCATCGTTCGTAGACAGCTTTCCAACATTGTGGATACCCGTAATGGTCTGACTTTTGATATTTCAGACTACACACCTACACCCACTCCAATCCCCTTGACTGTGACCAATGTAAATGGCGCAGCCGGAACATGCACATTAGTAATTGATTCTGATGCTTGGGATTTGATTAACAGTGACCCAGAGCTTGAAATTAATGCCACAGACCCAGTTGGTTTTTCTGGTCGCATTATGGTTAGCTTCCCCGCTTCAGGTTCAACACCCGCTGATGACAGTGTAATTTTCCTGTTGTTCTTGGTTCGTTCTGATGGCGTGGTGGTGGTATGAGCAACATCAAAGTCAATGTTATTGATGGCAACAATGTAAACCTTCAGGTTGTACCGCAGCCAAGAATTGATTTAACAATTGATAGGGGCGTTTCTGGCGTTGCCGGACCTACGGGTCCAACTGGCCCAGCAAACGGTCCTACAGGCCCTACAGGAGCCACAGGCGCTACAGGCGCAGCTTCTACTGTTGCTGGCCCAACTGGTCCTACCGGCCCCACTGGAGCCACAGGTCCAACAGGTGCAGATTCAACTGTTGCTGGCCCTACTGGTCCAACGGGACCTACTGGCAATCAAGGTGACCAAGGTAATTTAGGCCCAACTGGACCTCAAGGCGTTCAAGGCATACAAGGTGTCCAAGGCATTCAAGGTGAAACTGGACCTACTGGACCTCAAGGTAGTCAAGGTAATACTGGTGTTACTGGTCCTACTGGCGCACAAGGAAATCAAGGTAACGCTGGCCCGACAGGCCCGACAGGTGCTGACTCAACTGTAGTTGGACCCACCGGACCAACTGGCGCACAAGGTATTCAAGGCAATGCTGGTCCAACAGGCGCTCAAGGAAGCCAAGGAAATATTGGCCCTACCGGCCCACAAGGCATTCAAGGCGATACAGGTAATACAGGTGCTGCCGGTCCTACGGGTCCTACAGGCATAGCCGGTGCAAATGGCGCTACTGGCCCAACAGGTGCAACAGGTGATACTGGCGCTGCTGGCCCAACAGGACCTACAGGTTCTACCGGTGGGATTGGCAATACTGGACCTACTGGCCCCACAGGCGCAGACTCTACTGTTGCAGGACCAACTGGACCTACTGGCGCACAAGGCTTGCAAGGTATTCAAGGCGCACAAGGCGATGTCGGACCTACTGGCTCTCAAGGTGTTCAAGGAGATACTGGTGCAACTGGTCCTACAGGACCTACAGGCGCAACAGGAAATACTGGCGCTACTGGCCCGACAGGTCCAACGGGCGCTGATTCAACTGTTGCTGGTCCAACAGGCCCAACCGGCGCACAGGGCGCGGATGGTCAATCTTCATCGTTCTATCAATATGATGCAGATACAACGCAAACATCGGGTACACCGACAGCGGGTCATGTGTATTGGAATAACGCTACACAAACTTCAGCAACAGAACTTGTTTTTAGTCACTTAACAAGCAACAACATTGATGTTGATTTGTTCTTAGGCATTTTGAAAACTGGTGACAGTGTTGTATTGCAAGATGCAAGCAATTCAAACAATTACCAAAAATGGGTTTTGTCTGCTGATTCAACAGTAGTACCAAACACATCCATAACTTGTCCCGTTACTTTAAATACATCTAGCGGTACAGGTACAACTGGTTTTGCAAACAATCACAATTTGATTGTGGTGATTCAGTCAATTGGTTTAGTTGGACCAACTGGTGTTACAGGCCCTACAGGTCCTACTGGTGCTGATTCTACGGTTGCAGGACCTACAGGCCCACAAGGTGCAACAGGCCCAACAGGTATTCAAGGTGATGTTGGCCCAACAGGTCCACAGGGCATTCAGGGTATCCAAGGCATTCAAGGTATTCAGGGCGAAGTAGGTCCAACAGGACCACAAGGTACGCAAGGCATTCAAGGTGATGTCGGACCCACAGGACCTACCGGTTCTACAGGCGCTGTCGGACCTACAGGACCCCAAGGCATTCAAGGCGTTGCTGGACCTACTGGACCAACAGGTTCTACTGGTGATGTCGGCTCTACTGGCCCCACCGGACCAACTGGCGCACAAGGTATCCAAGGGAATGTAGGCCCCACCGGTCCTACAGGCGCACAGGGCATTCAAGGCGTTCAAGGTATCCAAGGCGAAACTGGCCCTACAGGTCCACAAGGAAATGTTGGAGATACAGGTCCCACAGGTCCTACTGGAACAACAGGCGCACAAGGTCCTACAGGCCCAACTGGCGCACAGGGTGTTCAAGGTGATGTTGGCCCAACAGGACCGACAGGCAGCACAGGTGCAACTGGTGCTGTCGGCCCAACAGGACCTACTGGTTCACAGGGTATTCAGGGTGATGTTGGTCCTACTGGACCACAAGGCGTTCAGGGTATTCAAGGTGTTCAAGGTAATGTCGGACCTACCGGCCCAACTGGCGCGGCTAGTACAGTTGCTGGACCTACTGGTAGTAATGGACCAACTGGACCAACAGGCCCTATTGACCCTTCTGGCGTAACCCAGAAAAAAGCTACAGTAATCTCATTAATATTTGGCCTGTAAGGAAACGAAATGGCAAATCCGAATTTATTAAACGCAACTGCTGCATACGGCACAACTACATACTTGACACCATCAGGTACAACTGCCGTGGTATTGCTGGCTAATGGCGCTTCCTCCGGTAAGGTTTTTAAAATTAATCAGATTGTGGCTGCTAATGTCAATGGCTCTGCGGCAGTCAATGCAACAGTTTCAATCTACACCAACGGCGCTGTGGCTCAAGGCTCTGCACCATCAGGCGGTACAGCGTTCCCAATCATATCTACTGTGTCTGTTCCTATTTCAGCGTCTTTAATTGTTGTTGATAAAACGACTGCAATATATCTGCAAGAAGGAACATCAATTACTGTGACTTCAGGCACAGCCAGCGGCATTACTTATAGCATTTCTTATGAGGATATGAGCTAATGTCAAGCCGCTATGAAGGCGGTTTTATTACCGCTTCCTATAATGGTTTATTGGCTCCTGATGCGCCAACTATTGGTACGGCAACTGGCGCTAATGCAAGTGCTTCTGTAACTTTTACTGCACCATCTAACATTGGTGGGTCAGCTATTACAAGTTATACAGTTGTTTCTTCACCGGGCGGTTTTGTTGGGACAGGAAGTTCTTCGCCTGTAACGGTAAGTGGATTAGCAAATGGGACTGCATATACATTTGTTGTGTATGCAAATAATTCCTATGGCAATAGTTATCCAAGTTCATCAAGCAATAGTGTTACTCCGGCTGCAATTGGTCAAGTTGCATACACAACTGCTGGTACTTATACATGGACTGTTCCTGAAAATGTAACAAGCGTTTCTGTTGTTTGCGTTGGTGGCGGTGGTGGTGGTTTGGGCCAAGTAAATGCTGGAGCTAATGCTGGTGGCGGTGGCGCTCAAGTCTATACAAACAATATTTCCGTAACTCCGGGTTCTTCTTACACAATTACTGTGGGTGCTGGAGGCGCTAGAGCAAACCGAGGCGGCACAGCAGGAAATGGTGGCAATTCATCATTTGGCACAATTGTTATAGCTGGTGGTGGCTTTGCGGCGGGTGGTAATGAAGGTGGCCCGGGTGCAACTTATGGTGTTGGAGCTACCATTCTTAGCGGTGGTAGAGGTGGTAATGGTTACTATGATGGTTTTGGAGGCTCTCCCGGAAGTGGTACTTCGCCGGGTCAAGGTGGCGGTTATGGCGGTGCAGACCAATACTCAGGCGGTGGTGGCGGTGGCGCTGGCAACTCTATTGGAAGTGGCGGTGCTGGCGGCCTAGCGGGTTACTCTGGCGGTAATGGCTACTGCGGCGCTGGTGGCGGTGGCGCAGCTATTGTTGGTGGTACTAGTGGCGGCACTGGTGGCGGTAGAAATGATGGTTCTTCACCCGGCGCTTATGGTGGCGCTTATGGCGGTGGAGGTGGTGGCGGTGGTTCTCAAGCAGCCAGTGGTGCTGGCGGTGGAGGAGCCGTTCGTATTATTTGGCCCGGAACAACCAGAGCATTTCCATCAACAAATACAGGTGACTTGTAATGCCTAATTACACTGGAATATGGACTACTCGTCAGCAGATGCAAGCTAAAGCGGCAAACACTTGGCCTAATGCACCAGTAAATATTGATTACATTGTTGTTGCTGGTGGTGGTGGAGGTGGTCCTGCAAATGGAAATGGTGTTGCTGGCGGCGGTGGCGGTGCTGGGGGTTACATATCAGGGGCTAACTTTGTTGTAACTATTGGAACAAGCTACACGATAACAATTGGCGCTGGCGGTAGCGGAGCGGTAGGTGGCAGCACATCAGGTTCTAATTCTGTATTTTCTACTTTTACAGCTACTGGCGGCGGTTATGGTGGCGGCAGAAATAGTGGTGGAACTTTTTATGGCCCTGCTACGGGAGGTTCTGGTGGTGGCGGTACATCATATCCAACAACTTTAGCGGGTGCGGCTGGTAATACACCGGCAACAACACCGTCACAAGGTAATAATGGTGGCACTGGCGTTGCATCAAATGGCGCGGGTGGTGGTGGTTCAAGTGCAGTTGGTGGCAATGCCAATTCAGGTACAAATAATGGTGGTGCTGGCGGCGCTGGTACTGCTTCATCTATTACAGGCACATCAGTAACTAGGGCTGGTGGTGGCGGCGGTGGCGGTTTTACAACTGGAGGAACCGCGACTGGTGGTGGCGGCGCAGGTGCAAATGGCACAAGAAATGCGGGTAATACAGGTACAGCAAATACTGGTGGTGGTGGTGGCGGCGCTATTTCGTTTGTTGAAGGTAGTGGCACAATAGCCGGTGGCAATGGTGGTTCTGGTGTAGTTATTATTTCAGCGTCACAAGCTGCTTCCTCTACAACGGGTTCTCCAACAATTACAACATCAGACGGTAGAACAATTTATACATTCACATCTTCTGGCTCAATTACATTTTGAGGTTAGACATGAGTCATTACGCAAAAATAGAAAATGGCATTGTTACGCAAATTATTGTTGCAGAACAAGATGTAATTGATTCTGGTTTATTTGGTACAGGATGGATTCAGACTTCTTACAACACCCGTGGTGGGCAGCATCCAGAAGGCAGACCACTGCGTAAAAATTATGCTGGTATTGGCTTTATTTATGATGCAGAGCGTGATGCTTTTATTCCACCTAAGTTAGATGACTCTTGGACTTTAAATGAAGAAACTTGTTTGTGGGTTACTGATGGCAGCGGAACAACAGTAAACTTTAATCCAATAACAATTGAAATAAGTTCTAATGATTCTGGAAGTATCATTGTTGGTGCTGACTCAATTAATGGAGCTATGTAATGTCTAAACAATATCCCGGTGGTCTAATCACAAAAAATCCAGTAATACCCGCTGGCAACACGCAAACTAGTTCTGCGTCTGGTGTTTGGACACTTGCAGAACAAGCATATTGGGCAAAACAAAATTTGTGGCCTACAGCAGGAATTCTTCCAACAGACCAATACTTTAAATATGTTACTGCGCTGCTTAATGGCAATGGAGTTAATGGGGCGCAAAACAATACATTTTTAGATTCGTCAACAAACAACTCAACCATCAACCGAAATGGCGCAGTCACTCAAGGCACTTGGTCGCCTTATGGCGCAAACTGGAGCAATTACTTTAATGGCGCTCAATCTTTAAGTTTTGCAAACAATGCGGCTTTTAGTTTGGCAAGCTCGGCATTTACAATTGAAGCGTGGGTAAATTTTGACACTGTATCTGGCGATAGATGCATTATGGGAACATACGGAAGTGGTTCTACAGGATGGACACTTCAATTAACTGGCGGGGTAATTCGTTTATATACTGCTGGTGATACGCTTGGGCTTCTTGGCACAACAACAATTGTTCCCGGTGTTTGGTATCATGTTGCTGCAAGTGGTACTGCTGGTACATCAATGAAACTATATGTTAATGGTGTTCAAGAAGGCAATACATATACAGGAAACATTGCCAATTCCTCTGCCGCTTTATCGGTTGGTCAAATTTTTAATGTAAATTATATTGCTGGATATGTATCAAATGTTCGTGTTGTAAAAGGCACAGCACTTTACACAAGCAATTTCACGCCAAGCACAACACCGCTAACAGCAATTACAAACACATCTTTGTTGACTTGCCAAGCCAACAGGTTTATTGACAGCAGTGCAAATGCGTTTACTTGCTCCTTAAATGGCTCGCCAACAGTACAAAGATTTAGTCCGTTTAGTCCTACCACTGCATATGATGCGGCAGCAATCGGTGGCTCAAGTTATTTTGACGGCTCTACTTATTTAAGCGTTCCAACATCCACAGCAGCGTTTGATTTTGGCTCTGGCAACTATACGCTTGAGTTTTGGTATTATCCAATTTCTTTTGCAACACAAAGCTGGTCAAACGGTATAGTTACTAAATACAATTATTCATACGCAAACTATTATTCCGGTGGTTTCGGTATTGAAAATCCAGCAGATGGTTCTGGATACATTGTTTTTAAGCCTTATGCGCCACAGGGTACATACACAAATACCGTAACAATTGAAAAAGCTAACGGATTAACTAAAGGCATGTGGCAGCATATTGCAATGGTCAAATCAGGAACCACCGCATACGCTTTTATTAATGGTGCATTGATTGGTACGGCAACCGTTCCAAGTGCAACAGCTTACGGAAGCCATGATTTGTTTATTGGCGCATGGGACGGCATGGGTGAGCGTGGCATTCAAAAGCTCAATGGCTATATTGCCGGTCTTCGTATTGCTAAAACCGCTGTTTACACATCTGCATTTATACCGCCAACAACACCTCCAACTGCAATTGCAACGACATCGTTCTTAGCAAATTTCACTAATTCAGGCATTTTTGATAGTGCCATGATGAACAACTTGCAAACCGTAGGTAACGCTCAGATTAGTACAAGCGTATTTAAATATGGTACTAGCTCAATATATTGTGATGGGACGGGTGATTATGTTGTTCAACCAACCAATGTTAGTTATGGTTATGGCACTGGCGACTTTACTATTGAATTTTGGCTGTATTTAAATAGCACAGCACTGCAATCTATTTTTAGTAATTTAACATCTGCAAGCAGTACAAATCCGCATCTTTATCTTAGTACAACATTAAGATATTACACGGCAAACGCTGACAGAATTGTTGGTGCAACATTAAGCACAGGGATTTGGTATCACATTGCTTTGTGCCGGGCATCGGGTTCAACAAGATTGTTTGTTAACGGCAACCAATCCGGGTCAACTTATGCAGATTCAAACAATTATGGTACAAGCGCACCTCTTGGTATTGGTACTTATTGGATTTCTGGAACTCCTGACCCTGCAAACAATTTAAACGGCTACATAGATGACTTACGCATCACTAAAGGTGTAGCTCGATATACAGCTAATTTCACTCCACCAACTAGCCAATTCCCTGCATACTAAATACAATACAAATATTTAACAAGGACAAGATATGACAAAAAAATTAAAGATAGCGGTTTATGCAATTAGCAAAAACGAAGAACAATTTGTAAATAGATTCTGCGATTCGGCAAAAGATGCCGACCTAATCTTGATTGCTGATACAGGCTCTACGGATAAGACTGTAGAGCTTGCGCTACAAAATGGCGTAGTTGTTTACAACATTGCTGTTAAGCCTTGGCGGTTTGACAAAGCCCGTGATACAGCTTTAAATCTCATTCCCGGCGACTTTGATGTCTGCATCTCACTTGACCTTGATGAAGTATTGATGCCGGGCTGGCGTGAAGAAATTGAGCGTGTCTGGCAAGAGAACACTACACGGCTGCGCTACAAGTTTGATTGGGGTTGTGGCATTAGTTTCTTCTACGAAAAGATTCACCACCGTACTGGTTACCACTGGCATCACCCAGTCCATGAGTACCCAAGGCCAGACAACAGGACCAATGAAATTTATGCTCACACGGACATGCTGCTTGTTCAGCATTTGCCAGACAGCACTAAGTCCCGTGGTCAGTACATGCCATTGCTAGAGTTGGCTGTGGCAGAAGACCCTAGATGCCCCCGTAATGCTTTCTATCATGCCCGTGAATTAACTTTCTACTATCGTTGGCAGGACGCTATTGTTGCCCTAACAAAGTACCTTGCTATGCCTGAAGCTAACTGGCAAAACGAAAGGTGCTATGCCATGCGGTTATTGGGCAAAGCACATGAGCATTTAGGCCAGCATTGGGAGGCTCATAAGTGGTACAGGTTGGCTGTGGCTGAAGCGCCCGGCACTAGAGAACCTTGGGTTGAATTGGCTATGTTTGCCTACATGCAATCTAACTGGGTTGAATGCTATTCAGCAGCTAAATCTGCCCTGCAAATTAAAGACAAAGCACTGGTGTACACAATGGACCCAAGCGTCTGGGGCGAGAAGCCTTATGACCTAGCTTCCATAGCTGCTTGGCATATGGGACTGACAAAAGAGGCTGGCGAATTGCTTGAGAAAGCTATAGAATTAGCACCTAATGACCAGCGTCTTATAAACAATCGTGCATGGATGTCTGGAGACTTTAAAACCTTTGATAAGGTCGAAAATGCCAACAGCACTGGAAGCCCATGAAGAAATCTGCACACTGCGTTATGAGATGCTATGTGCAAGAATTAAGCGCCTAGAAGGTATTATTATTAAAGCTTGCGGGGCCATGCTTATCGGTATGGCTGGCGTAATTTATTCCTCTGTAGTGCATATCAAATAAATATGAAGCCATCATGCGGTGGCTTTTACTTTTATTTTTTTCTGCAACACTAGCTTCTGACAAGACAGAATATCGTTGCATCCGTTGGACATGGACGGGTGATGTATATAACAGAAAAGTTATATGTCTTGAATGGAAAAAGGTAGAGCGGAAATGATTCCAATAGACCCAATCACGGCACTAGAAGGATTGCAAACAGCAATCAGTGTTGTTAAGAAAGCAAGCAAGGTTGCAACTGACCTAGCTGGATTGGCTCCTTCAATCTCCCGGATGTTTGATGCTCAAAGCACTGCTACTAAGGCAATGCTTCAGGCAAAGCGTACTGGGGGTAAATCTAACCTTGGTGCAGCATTACAGATTGAGATGGCGCTTGATGAGGCCAAGCGGTTTGAGGAGCAGTTAAAGATGCTCTTTATGCAGACCGGACGGATTGATGTCTGGAATGCAGCAAAGGCTCGTCAAGCTGAAATGGATAGAGATGATGCCAAAGAGATGGCAGATTTAAAAGCTGCTGAAAAAAAGAAAAAAGAAGACGAAGCCGAACAGTTGGCATGGGCTTTTGGCATTGTGATTCTTGTGATGTTCTTAGGTGCAGTAGGCTGGGGTATTGCCGAAATAGGTGAGTTGTGCGTTAAAGGAAGGTGTGGTCGATGACATACTTTGATGTATTGCTTTGGTCTGCGGTTCCTTTGAACTATTTTTTTTGGATAGTTGTTCATTCATGTTTGAGTAATGAATGAGTACCAAAAGCAATTTGATTTTTTCCTCAAGATATTTATCCGCATGTGCATTGCGTGGTATGTCTTGGGGCTACTGAAGTTCTTGCCAGACAGTTTGTCAGACAAGATTGTCAATAAACTACTAGGAATGATTGGACTGTAATGCTTTCACTATTTTCAACACTAGGTGGCTTGCTCATCTCTGGCTTGCCAAAGCTGCTGGAATACTTTCAGAATAAATCTGACCAAGCGCATGAGTTAGCTCTTGCCCGTGTACAGACTGAAAAAGAACTTCAGATGATTGCACAGGGCTTTGCTGCCCAGCAAAAGATTGAAGAGTTGCGTACAGACCAGATTTCCATGCAGACCGATGCAGAAATGACCGTGGCAGCGTATGACCACGACAAAGCTGTGTTGGCTAAAGCTGCTGGCTGGGTGTCTAGTTATGTCGGCACTGTAAGACCTACAGTCACTTACATCTTTATCATTGAGTTGTGCGCTATCAATGCATCAATTGCTTGGTTTGCTTATACGCAGCCGGGCTTAATTAATAATGTTGATGATTTGATTCGTGTTGCTGACATCATTTTCTCTAGCGATGAAATGGCTATGCTGGGCGCTATTGTTGGCTACTGGTTCGGCTCTCGCGGATGGGCTAAGAAATGAAATTGAGCAAAGCTGGCGCTGATTTGATGCACCGGTATGAGGGCTATAAGACTTTGCCGTACTTATGCCCTGCTCACATCTGGACAATCGGTTACGGGCATGTTTTGTATCAGGACCAGATTAGATTACCCGTGGTCAGAAAAGAAGGTTATACCGGGATGCTCCGAAGTGAGTACCCATTAAGACAGGAGGACAAGCGTGTCTGGACAAAAGAAGAAATCGAAAAACTATTCGCTGATGATGTCGCGAGTTTTGAACGGGGTGTTCTTAGACTTGCTCCCACTTTACTTAATCGTCAAGGGGCTTTCGATGCGTGTGTCTCATTTGCCTACAATGCCGGACTGGGCAATTTTCAGCGGTCTACTATTCGGATGAAAATTAACCGGCAAGAATGGGAAGCTGCTGCTGAAGCTTTTATGCAATGGACAAAGGGAGGCGGCAAGGAACTGCCGGGCCTCGTTAAACGGAGAAAAGCTGAAGTAGCTTTGTTCCTTACTCCTTGACGAACACACCATTAGGCAGCAGTGTGCCTTTGCGGTCCTTAATGGTGCTGTATGCGTATTCCATGCAGCTTACTAGGTTGATGTCCTGTAAAGCGCAATAGTTAATCAGGCAGACCATTACATCACCTACGCCATCAACAATGTGTCCTAGGTCATGCTTAATGGTGGCATCAGCCAGTTCACCAAGCTCAGACATTGCTTTGAGCAATTGAGTCTCTGGAGTGCTATTGGGGATAATCCGTCTGGCTTCGGACCATTGGATAATTTTCATTTCTACATCAGCGTATGACATATGTTTCCTATCGTATGTTTTTGTACCAGTTTTGATAATAGGCTTGCAGTTCCTGTAAGTTTCTGCCGACCTTTGTTCCCTCAAGATTCTCATCTAACTTAAACGAATCTCCGACCCATGTTTGTGGTCCATCGGTTGTTCCGTTAATCAGTAAGACTGTAAATTTAGGTGTTCTAGCCAATGCCTGTAAAAGTAATTGCTGACCTTTGCTGACACCTTCATTAGGTTTTTTCCATTCTCCAATGAAAAAGTGACCATGTCGTTCAGCCATCATGTCTACATTGCTAGGTAGAAATAATGGGTTGTCTGGGATAAGCCCTACAAAATCTCTAAAGTCCACATGTGCTGCATATGGATTACGCATTGTGTTTTGCATATGTAGGTGGGGGTACTCACCGTTTGTCCGCAAGCTTAGAAAGTTTAGCCAGCTTTCCCCCCAAAAATTATTTTATAACTAGCCTATCTTTTGTGATTATCCTTGCGCCGATTATTGGCTCTCCGGCAAGGATGGCAGCTTTGATTTTGAGCTTGCTTGGCTCCGGTGGCTTTACATTGCAAAGCTCAATAGGAAAAGCAATACCGTCATCAATCTGTACAGACTCATCACGGTCAGGATAAAGCTTGACAACAAAAGAACTGTCCACAGCTTTAATTTCACTGATTCCAGCCACTTTCATGTTCTCGGCTAGGTAGCCCTTCAGTCTTTCAACTTTACGCTCATACGCTTTTCTACGGGCCTGTATGCGTTCAATTGCTTGCTTGCATTGGTCAGCATCAGATTCGCAGTTAAGTACATAAGCAGCGACTTGATTAATCTTGTTGCCAAGCTGGACACGGAACTCCTCAAAGGCGGGAGTTGCCTCCCCATTCTCGTCAAAGAGTTCGTCAAGCTGGTTGCGAAAATCGTGTGAGAGTTGGTAGAGGCTTGTCATTAGAAGGGCGCGTCTTCCATAGGTGCGTTGCTTCCAGCCATGCTGATTGCTTCTGCAAATTCTGGAGACTTCTTGATGTACTCTTGAAGCTTCTCATGGAAGTTTTGAAAGACTTCCCAGTTAGGCTGGTCCAAGTCAAACATGACAGGCTCATGCACAGGCGCTGGTTTAGCATTTTTTAACGCTTGTGGAAGAGGTGTAATGCCAGCAATGTTTGTGTATGTCTTGCCATTGTTTTCGCTAGTTGTGACATTGACCATGCAGTAAGCGTTAACAAGCTTAGACACATCAAATGCTTTAGCTTCTTCTTCTGTGAAGTCACGACCACGCCATGCAGCTAGGTCTTTACGAAGGCCAGCCTTCTCATGCAATGACAGTGTGTATGTCTTGCTGATAGTCAAAGGCATTTCTTTGCCGTCCATGTCGATGGTCAGTGGTTGCCCATTGTCATCCTCGCCAAAGATTTCAAATCCAATACGAATCTTGTGTTGTTCTTTAGCGCCATATTGACCATCAGATACTTGCGTACCCATGTCAATGAGTGAGTAGCATCTAGCCACATAAACGCCCGGTGGAACTTTTTTGAAGTTACCATCGCCACCGCTATCTTTTGCAATAAATCCCATTTCATTCTCCAGTTAAAAAAACAGCAATTAAAAGGCTTGCTGAACGCCTCATCTAAACCAAATGTAAAAACCGTGAAGTATCCCGATAGGGAATAGCAATGCTCCGGCAATCAGAAAGCCCCATAGACCTTCGGCGAAGCATGTGAATATGTGTGTGAGCCATGCGGCAAAGCATAATAAGCCAATCAACTGTGGCATTACGCAATCCGCTTAACTTGTTTTGCAAGCAACCATTTGTCGCCAAGCTGAAGTACAGAGCGTACCCACTTGCGTTGGTTGTATTGATTAACAGCTTGTGGAACTAAGCTGTTGTTGTAAAGGCAACGCGCTTTGCGGCGCAGTTCTTGTGTTTGCATAAGGACATCTCCTGTGGTTAAAGAACTGACACTGTATCAAATTTTTAACAGATGTAAATTATTTTTTTATTGTTGTGTTGATTTTTTGCAACTCTGGTATTCTTCGCTCCCTTAACACAAAGGAGATTTCATTGTCACACTACTACGCCAAGCAAATGTATCTTGCCAAGTTAGAAGCTGGCCCACAATCACATCGTAAATTGCGTGATGCAATCAGATGGCACTACAAAGATGTCGATGTAAAAAAGATACGCGATGAGCTAGAAGAAGAAGGTTTGATTGAGTTCTCACACAAAGAGAAAAGAACATTTGGCAAAGAAACTAAAGATGTTCCTTTTTACAAGCTTCGTGAAGTGCAGTTAAATGTGCAAGAAAAAAAGAAATATGACCCTTGGGACATCACGCTACCATCAAGCATTTTTACAAAACAAGAAAAAGCAAATATGATGTCAACATTAAGGCTGCTTGAAATGCGAAGCAATGAGAAGCTCCAGAAGCTTGCTGACATAAATGTTTACGGGAAAGCATGACATACACAACAGACAAAGAGTCCCAGTGTTTGGGAAAGTTTAAATACCCTACATATCAGGCTGCTGAAATGATTAGCAGTAGACGCAGGGAGACTGGCTTGTCAATCTACAAATGTCCGCACTGCAACTACTTTCATTTAGGACATGTTGCACAAAAACGACAGGACTTGAGAAGGTCGCCAAGTAAAGTATAATTTTTGAAACCCCGGCTAGATTGGACTAATTACCCAATCGAACGCGACCCACCCCCGCTGCCGGTGCGTTTCTTTTTTGGGGTGTAACTCGGGGCTGGATATGCATTACTACCAATTTAATATTGGTGACTACCAAAGTCACACTTCGCACCTTTCCGAAATGGAAGACCTTGCATTCAGAAGAATGCTTGATTGGTGCTATCTCCATGAGAAGCCATTACCACTTGATGTCGATGAAATAGCAAGACAGATTCGTATGCGTTCGCATAGCGATTGCATTGCGTCCGTATTGCAAGAGTATTTCGAACGCACAGCGGACGGATGGATAAATGCTCGGGCTGTAGAAGAAATGCTTAAGATTGGCGAGAAATCTGAGAAAGCCAGTGCTTCTGCTAAAGCTAGATGGGGCAAGAATGCGAACGCATTGCGAACGCAATCCGAAGGCAATGCTACACAAGACACAATACACAAGACACAAGACACAGTATTGAAGTCACAGCGCGGCTCACGCCTCGCCAATGATTGGATTCTTCCAGATGAATGGGAGTACTGGGCAAACAAGGAAAGGCCAGACCTCAATGCCAAACAGGTTGCAGACCAGTTCAAAGACTTTTGGTGTGCCAAGCCGGGCAAGGATGGCTTGAAGCTTGATTGGCAAGCCACATGGAGAAACTGGGTCCGCAATCAGAAAGCGCCAAAGCTAAACCCTGCTGACAACATCAGGCTCACAGTTCCACCGTCAAATGAGCCAGACGCAGCATTGGAAAAGATTAAGGCTGATGAACGCATAACCAGACCACCCACCCTTGCCGAACTAGCAAAGATGGCAGAACTAAGGAGAAAAGCATGAACTGGCCTTTCCCACCCTTTCCAAACCCTAAAGACACAGGCAATAAGCAGCCTAAGTTCAACCCTGAAAACTATGAGGATGCGCCACTATGATGCCGCCAATCGACATGGGCGCTACAGACTCAGCAAACCAATTTAAATTTTGCACTAAATGCCAAACTGACAAACCGCCAGAAGGTGGGATTGATATGGGTCACAAATGGAACTGTCAGTCCTGCTGGCTAAAGCGAATTACTGGTGTACATCTAAAACAAAACAGAATTGATGGTGGGAAAAAATGACTAGAACTTACGCAATGCTAAAGCTGCTTGAGCATGGCGGCCTTACCCGCCAAGAGATGCTAGAAATTACTGGTTGGACATGGCGACAGGTCCACAGCGTATTGGCACATCTGTCCACAAATGAGAAAATTAAGAAAGACAAAAAGATGTGGGTTTTAAATGCTGCCGAAAAAGTATCGTAAAAAGGACGATGTACTGCCAGACAGGAGAGTACTGGAAATGGGCGAAGCTCGTATGTTGTTTCGCACCTTTCAATGGAACAAAGATAAGACTTGGGTCAACCAAGCAATAGAAAGGACGGAACGCCTGTATGGACCGGGCGCTCCGATGCGGATAAGACAATACATGCGCGACATGCGCGAAGGGAAATTGGAATGAACATTAACATGTACACAAAAAGCAACTGCCCAAATTGTGTTGCGGCAAAACAACTGCTTGCTTCTAAAGGTCTAGATTACCTTGAGATTGATGTGGAGCTTGGCAGTCGCTGGGAAAACCTCATCAAAGAATTTCCTGATGCCCGGCAAATGCCACAGGTATTCATCAATGAACAGCGTGTCGGTGGATTGGCTGGCTTACAGGCTGCTTTGAAGCAGTTAGGCTTATGAGCAAGTCATGGGGCTTCATACTGGTGTGCTTGGTCTCTTTTTGGTCATGCATCATTTGGATTGTTAGGGGTTACGCATGAGGAGGGCCGCCCGTGTTGACGCAAATCAAGAAGCAGTTGTCAGTGCGCTTCGTTCCGCTGGTGCAACTGTGTGGATTATTGGCCTACCTGTGGATTTGCTTGTTGGATTTCGTAACCATACTTACCTGATGGAAATCAAAGTAGGTCCTAGGAAGCGTTTAACGGCTCTACAGGAAGACTTTTTTAACAATTGGTTCGGTGGCACTCTATGCCGTGTTGATGGTCCTGAAGCCGCTTTAAGAGCGATTGGAGCAATAAATGCAAACAGAAGCGCCTAAGTCTCGCGACCAAGAGAAGCTTTACCACGCCATCATTGGGCAGATTGCTAAACAGGCACAGCATTTAGGCTCCCGCTGGAACGCTGAATCATGGAAGCGATTCCTGATTGACCAGTGGGCCAGCGAGGAAAAGCAAACAAACATCAGCAAGCTTGCGCCTAGCCTTGATGGTGAACGCATAGTCCAGCTTGGCATGCAGTCCAGACGGTTTACCAAAGAGCAGGGCATCAGCTTTGTCGAGTGGCTGCTATGTTGGGCAGCAAACAACGGAGTCACCATTGAAGACCGCCGAGATTATTCATAAGGGCAAGCTGGCGCAGTTAGGCTGTGCGCTATGCCATCACCTACACGGCGACCACGAACCCGGTCCTGTCGAGCTTCATCATTTGCGTGAGGGTGGATGGGGTAAGGGCGACTACAAAACATTGATACCGTTGTGTGTAGACCACCATCGGGGCAATAAAGGCTTTCATGGACTTGGCAGCAAGGGATTTGTTAAGTACTATGGAGTGACACAACAAGAACTGCTTAATTGGGCATTGGAGAAAATATGACAAGAGAATATCAAACGCTTATTGGTGATGGGCGCGAATGTGTGACTGTTCGTTATGAGATTAATGGCGAACCTGATGACTTTGAAATTGAAGTCATGGAAATTATTTGTGCTGGAGTTGACATATTCGGTTGTTTATTGACACAACAAATTGTTGACCTTGAGATGGAAATCACTAAGCACCACGAAAAACTAATGTCCGGAATGGCAGACATCTAGTAGAATCGGGCCAAAGGAGAATGCCATGAAGTTCACAGTCAATGAAGCACAAGCCAATGTAATGGGCGACTTTGCTATGTGTATGCTTAACGCTGTAACAGCAGGGCATATTCACCATCTGACTACCGATAGCTTCTCCCAGCACATGGCGTTAGGCGATTTCTATGACGGCATTGATGACTTAGCTGACAGCTTCATCGAGGCATACCAAGGCAAATACTCGAAAATAATTTTCGCGGAAAAGGCACTTTTTCTGGGGAAAAATGGTCTGGAGCTTGTTGCCTATGTCAGTGAGCAATTGGCCTACTACCGTCAACTGCCCGGCTTCCCACAGGATTCTGAAATGCAAAACATTGCAGATGAGATTGCAGCCCTGTGCGATTCCACCATGTACAAGCTGAAATTCCTGAAATAATGCCACTCGTTAAGCGTCAGTCAGGCTGGTTCTGGGGTTCTAAGGGACCATTTGACAGTAAGGCTAAAGCGCTGGCAGTTGCTAGGGCGGCTTACGCTTCTGGCTACAAAGGTGAGAGCAATTTGGTAATTGCTGTAGATATTTCAGAAAGTGGCGACAAATCTGCAAATATTACTGGGAAATTTCGTAAAGCTATGCGAAAATTTTCATAGGATTTTTGCGGTTGCTAGTTAAATCCTTTTTTGCCCGGCTTGTCTGGGCAATTTTTTTGCTTTAAATTTTTTTTTTAAGAATGCGTAGGTGGCTATAGGGATTTTCTACCCCTGTAAGTGAGTACTTACTTCACTTTTCCGAAGTAAGCGCCCACTTCGTTTTTGGTTTTTTGTCGCCGTTTTAACCCCAAAATTAGGCTTAACAATGGGCCAAAAACGCCGTTAAAACGCGATTTTTTGGGTATTGGTGCATGGATAGCATGCAAACCAAAAAACGGCGCAAAACGCGATTAAAACCCGCAAACCAAAAACACCACAAAACCCGCCGCAAACCCTAGGTTTTGACAATTCCACCGGGGCCACAATGCGCCCCATGCTGCGCCGGTTTCATTGTCCGGACCATTGGACCCAATGCACAAAACCGCATTAAAACGGTTTTGAAGTAAGCGCTTACCAACTTAGCAAACCCAAAAAATCCCAGCACGGGGCCGGGATTGCTTAGGTTTACCGGGTTAGGTTAGGGGCCAAAATAGTTCAATAGGGACCCGGCGGGTATACATGCGGCGCGGGTTTTTAGAATCAATCAACACTAGGTCAACGGTTTTCATGTCCCAATAACCGTCAAATTCGTAAAATTTTGGCGGGTTTCGGGTATCGTCTAAGCAAACCCCAATGGTCCCGCATTCTAGGGGCGCATTGGTTATAAATTCGACCCATTCGGCCCGTTCGCGGTTTTCAATATCTAATGCTGCAAAATGTCCCATGTTATGACCCCAAATGTAAACGAATAAATTGAACCATTGTTAACCCGCCGTTTTTTACTGTAGCGGTAATTTCTGCCCCTTCTAAAAATGAATGATGAAAATCTAAGGTTTGCTGCTGCTGTTTCATTGCTTCAATAAACAATTGCGCCCATGTCGGGTTAACAATCAATTCACCCTCATAAGGTTTTGATTTTTTGCCCCCAAAAAATTGTGTTTTATCTGCAATCACTTTGCACGGGCCTTCAAATGCGACATCGTCAAATTCTTTATAGGTTTTCCCGTCCTCATTCCATACCGAATAATTCATTACTGGATAGTGTTTCATTTTTTGCCCCTTAAATTTTTACAATTGGAATGACGCGCCGCGCCGTTACATTGGTAAGCTTTGCACGGGTCCCATGCGCCCGAAAACCTACAATTACCGACCGGTTTACCCGTTGACACAATCCGCATGATGCACATGTCACCCCGTCATGGGTTTGCGCCGGACAAATAACAATCGGTCGACCCGCTGGGGTTTGCGTTTTTTCTGGTGTATCACTGGGGACAATGCAAACAACGGGACCCGCGCCGGTGTCCGCTAATTCGTCCGCATGCCCGGCATCGTCCGCGCTTAAATTGACCGTAAAACCCCATTCGTTCGCATGTTTCACCCATTGCAGAGCGTCCGGGGTATGCTTATGCGTGTAAGTGAAGCCCCGTTTTCCAATGTTCGCGTCAACCAATTGACCCAATAAAACGGGGTCGACTGTTTCATTTTCGCCGGGTAAGTCACCCGCAACATTGTGTCGCCATAATTGACCGGCGGGTAAACCTGAAACATGCATTAATAAGTCCCCCCAGTCGCCGCCGCGCATTGGTACTTTGTCCCATGTCATGCGGACAAAGTAATCCTCTGCATAACAATCGGCCCGGTAATGGGGGCATGATAGGGGGCATGTTGACCGTTCGCTATAGGTAACGGGGATTGGTCCGGTTTTGACATTGCTTGAAACCGGGACAAAGTGAACCCGCAAACCGTATGCAACGGGGGACATCGTAAAATTGTTTTGTTTTGTCATGTTTTATTTACTTTCAATTATTTAAGAGTATTTTTTTTAGTTCGGGAATTGTTTTCCCAGTGATTGCGGACAATTCGCGCAGCGTCATGTTCAATTTGCGCGCGTATAGTTCGCATATTTGTTCATTTGTCATTTGTTCCCCCTTATTGAATAACAATGCATTGACTAATTTGTCGCGAATTGGCCCGATAAATGGACCGAACCGTTGACCCGACCGCGCCCAATAATTGAACATGCCAACCACGGCGCGGCCCGGCGGGTTCTAATAATTTGAATTCGGCCCCATTGGGTGAAAATTTGACAATGTCGCCGGGTTTTATAATTGTTTTCGGTTTGCGTTTTGCTGCAATATTGGCCCGGCATTTTGCGCGCCAATTAAGGGCCGATTCGGGCGCATTAGGGGCCAATTTGTCTAATTGGTCCAATAAACGGGCCGGGCAATCATAATAATAAGGGCCGCAATCCTCTGACATATCCTTATAAATAAATTCACCCCGGCGGCGGTTTACTAACCATATGACACCGTAAAAAACGGGGTTTTCGTTCGGCCTATCAATGCGCCCAATTGCGTACCATGTATTGCCACGGGTCGATTGGTCGACAATTGAAAATTTGATAACCCCCGGATTGTCCGCGCAAAATTCGCGGGTACAAATTGCGCCGATTGATTCGCCGGTGTCATGTATAGCGGTTCGTCCCATGTTTTCCCCCTTAAAAAAATAAAATGTCAAAATAGGCCAATGCGCCCACGGTTAACAATGCGCCGCAAATAACGGCGCAGCATATATCTGCAATAGTGTTTTGAAATTCGGTCATGTCATGCCCCCACGGTGTCGCATGCGATACATGCGGCCAAAATGTATTCGGCGGGTTCGCCGCGCAGATACATGCTAGATAAACGCGCCGGGGTTTTATAACCGGCCCAATGCAAAGCATGACGCAAACCCGCGCCGGTGTATGCGTCCCGAATTGCGGACAATGTCCAAAAATTGCTAACAAATGTCGAATGTTTCATTTTTTGCCCCTTAAATAAGATTAGATTTTTTTGCGTCAACATAAACGGATTGCGCCATTGATACGGACACAATGCCAAAAAATACAGCGGCGGGAATTGTCAAATACAAAACTGGTGTTGGCACAAAAAACGAACATGCCAATTCGACAATGAAACCGGCGAACATAAGCACCGACACCCATGCATCAGAATAGATATAAAAAATTTTTGATAGTGTTTTCATGTTTTCCCCTTAATTTGCACCGGACCCCCCAGTGCATGTTTTGAATATTACAGTAAAAAACTGGGGATAACAATCTATTTGTTGAAATAATTGTGATTATGCAAATTTTGCATATGATGCAAACCATGCCAACAATGCCCCCGACACAATGCGCCGCATACCATTGCAAGGCCCCGACAATCCGGGGTTCTATATATTGCAGCGAACATGCCCCCGTTAGAACCGAACCGAACGAACGGCGCAGCATGGACCGCGCATATAAAACCCGGGCATGGGAAATTATTAGAACGGGCCAATTGACCCGCGCCCCCTTATGCGCCGCATGCATGGGCCGGGGGGTTATTAATAGCGGCGAACATGTAGACCATGTTTTCCCGTGGAAATTATTCGGGCCTAATTCTTTTCGTTTTAATTTGTTTCAGACCTTATGCGCCCCATGTCATGCGGTAAAGGGTTCGCTAGAACGGCGCGGTATATTCAGACACTACACCGAACCGGCCCCCGTTGACTATTCGGGCGCAGATTACCCCGGCGCGATACCCCGTTAAGCCATAACGGGCCGAAAACCGCGCCCAATGCCCCAAAGCATGCACAATGCACCGTTTTGCATTTGTGAATTAATACCAATTGCCTATTAAATAGCGTCAATCCATACAAAACGCGATAAACGGGCCGCTATGCGATTTTAAAAAAATGCATGTATATCCCCATTTACAAATTGCATTTGCGTGTTTTGCGCCCGTTTTGACCCCTTTATGACGATTTTGAAACTAAAATGCGCCGGTGAGCGGCGGGAG